GGTCTTCAATGTAGACAGCAGATGGTGTTTGACCATTCATCCGCATTTGGATTAGGGGTAGATGGCCTTTCATCGCATTGCAATCCGTTTAAGTCGCTCTGCCTGCTCCTCGGGAGTAGGCATCCGATAGTCTGCTGGTCTGTTAAGGGCTGAGTTGGTGGCTCGTTCTGCTGCCGACAATGGCTTAACAAAACCTGTTCTTGGTGCGTTTTGCCTACGAACCCAGTTGCGCCAAGTTGCATCCCAATCGGTCTTAACACCCTTTTGACCAGGCTGTGCTGTCCAGTAGTCCTTAAACTGTTCAAAGACTTTCTCAGGAAACAAATCCGACCGTTCCTTTCTACAGAAAGAAATCCAATCTTCCGACAAAACAAAGTCTGTTGGCAAACGCATTCCGCGATTGCTACTCTTCTTTGGTTCTTGGTTTATGGTTATTGGTTCTTGGTTAGCTTTCACTTGGGTTACCACTGGCATCCCACTGGTATCCGAATGGGAACCCACTGGGTTTTCTTCAACTGTTGTAGCCTTCTTTGGACGACCACCTTTTTTGCCATTTCTGCGATTTTTCTCAGCCATCTCATGATAGTCATTGATGACAAGATCGCAGCGTTTGCTTTTCCAGCCTTTGGGAGTCTGTTGAAAGAACTCTTTTAAGACAAATTCAAGGGCCTGTGGCTCAACCCTGATGCGTCTAGCAATCAAAGGGATGTCATCAAGAATCGGGGTTTCGGTGTCGTAATACATCTCGAGAAGACGGCGATAAGCCAAGTCTTCTTCATTGCGAAGATGCATGGTGGCAGACCTATAGTCGCCAATATGATGGGGGTAAAAGTACATAGATACCTTACGTTGTCGGCAAGCGTTACTGAAAGAAACCAGTGGCAGGACGGTAACGAATCGTCTTTTCGGGAGCTAACCTAGCCCGGTTTCATATCATTATGAGTGATCCCATATGTGATTGCAAGTCACTTGATAGCCTTATTGAAGACGTTGGGGATTGCTTTTTGATAGAAGTGGGTTCCTCTGGCCTTCAGATCTTGGACAACAGCAACTTGCTTCATTGATGCTTTTTCTTGCTTGGTAAACAGCGTAGATGGTTGTGCTTTCCAATCAAACGGATTTGTAGATTTCATGTAGTTCTTTCAAGGGTCGTTGAGAGGCCAACTCGAGTGCAGTTGCCAAACAGGCAATTATCGCTGGTTCAAGGTCATCTGGATGCACTGTAGGCTCAAGACAATCGGTAGCCTGGACGATCAGCTCGTAGGCTAGTTGAAGTTCAAGGAATTGATGGCTCATGTGGTGAGCCTAACAAACAAAAGATGCGTTTGTCATTAGGGAAAACACCTAGAGATTTGTTGCAAAAATACGTTTACAGTTCATCTCACTGCACTGACGCAGTAATTTAAAGGAACACAAATGAACATCTCAATACATCGTGTTGAACAAATCACACAATTTACCCAAACTGTCAAAAGAGAAGACGGCACAGTCTTTTTTGTAAAGACTTTGCGAGTTGAAGACAACAAAGGTACTTGGTATGAAATTACCTTTGTTTCTGATGACAAGCAAAGCTTGGAGATCAAATGAACGTGCAAGCATTGAAAACTGTACGCAGATTGTTCTGCGTTGACGGTGTGCCAACACATACACAACGTCACAACTGCCATGAGTGGGTACGGTCAATCCGTTACCTTGGCGACAAATGGCTCCTCGCTAGTCCAGTTCAAAAAAAGGATCAATCATGAAATCGTGGCTGCAAGAATTTATCGAAGAGCAAGCTCATGTTGAGTACTGCCCGTACTGCATGGAAGAGCGCAACAACAAACGCTCATGCTGTCAAGAAGTTCACTTCATTGAGTTCCGTGACTTTGACGAAGAAACACAACGTCAGATTGCCGCTGACGAGTGGGAAGCTCAACACCCAGGAGAATTCAAATGAACGTCTACCAAAAACTCAATGCTGCTCGTGAGGAGTTTCACCGTGCCAAACTGAAAAAGTCTGGTTTGAACAAGTTTGCTGGTTACCAGTACTTTGAACTTGGTGATTTCATCATTCCTGCTTTGGAAATCTTCAACAAATATGGCCTGACATCTGTCATTACTTTTGGCACTGAAGCTGCTCATATGAGCATTGTTGACAACGACAAACCAGAAGACCGAATCCTAATCTCTTCACCCATGTCTACAGCGGCTTTAAAGGGCTGTCATGAGGTGCAAAACCTTGGGGCAGTACAGACATACCTCCGCAGGTATTTGTGGGTTGCTGCGCTTGAAATTGTTGAGCATGACGCATTGGATTCCACAACAGGAGCTAAGGGTACAGCACCAGTTATCTCCCCCCGTGGTGGTATTGGTGATGACTTGCCACAAGACATTAAGGAGTTTTTGCAAGAGTTTGCAGGCTCCGTAACCGTGTTGGTTGAGAAAGGCCAAGCAGCAGATGCTTTGGCAATGATTGACGAACAACAGTTGGAAGCAGATCAGAAGGTCTATCTGTCAAACCAACTGTCATCAACTGTGCGTTCAGCACTTAAAAAAGCCAAATCGTAAAGGAACAAAATGGCAGACTTTGATAACAACAATCGCGGTTCACTTTTCAACAACGAAAAGAAGCTTGAAGAGAAACACCCAGATCTGTCTGGCTCCATCAACATTGAGGGCAAAGAATATTGGCTCAGTGGTTGGAAGAAGAAAAGCAAGGCAGGAACAGGCTTTCTGAGTCTTTCTGTCCGACCAAAGCAAGACCAAACCCGTCAGAGCAGCCAGCCTACCAATAAGGCTAAAGCTCAAGACTTTGATGACTTGGATTTTTAAGGAATTGAAATGTACAAAATTGAAAAAAACATTCCAATACCAAACATCAAATACCCATTTGCTGAGTTGGAAATTGGTGACTCCTTTTATGTTGAGGGAGGCAAAAACGTCACAAGTGCGGTAAGAGTTGCTGCTTTTACTTTTGCCAAAAAAACCAACACTTCTTTTGTCACTAGGACCGTTGAAAACGGCGTTCGCATATGGAGAAAAAAATGAGCTTTGCAAATGCAGAAATGAACATCATCCGCTGGTTAGAGTGTCGAAAAATCATTCCTAACTCAACCCCTGAAGTGCAACTTCTTAAAGCAGTGTCCGAACTTGGTGAGTTGGCAGACGCAACCATCAAAAAAGACCACGATGAAATCGTTGACAGCGTAGGGGATGTAATGGTCTGTTTGATCAGCTATTGCGCCTTGCAAGGCATCAATATCAGCGACTGCATGAATGTTGCCTATGACCAGATTCAACACCGTAAGGGGACTCTGCTGCCAAACGGTGTCTTTGTTAAATCATAGATTGTTTCAACGCAAGATTCAGGTTTTTGCAACAAATCTGTACTTGAAAACGTCATTTTTGGCTTCTAGGATAGCAATTGCAGCAATTTTGCTGTGCTAGAAGTTGGCATGTTCATACTAGGAGAAAGTAATGTTCAAATTTGAGATGGATTTGGGTTGGTTGGGCAACGGCAAAATGACTGTTGAAACTACGGACTTCGACATGATTGAAGTGCTGAAAGAGTTTGTCATGTTCCAAGAAGAGAACGGTTGGATCGGCAACTGGAATGAAATTAATATTACAGAAGACGAAGAAGGCGAAGAAGAAGAATCGCCTGCTGCTGAATAAATTGTTGTTTATGTGACCGGGATCACACGGCCTCGGAACTCAATGGAGTCGAGTCCGTGTGTTGTCACCAACTCAGGCAAGATTAAATTGCCGTTGACAAACGTCAGCACAGCAAAACCAGAGCGCCAGTTCAATGGTCCTTGCTCGGTGTAATCTTCAAACTGTGGACCGTAGGGTTCAGCCAATGTCCCGGTATCAATGCCATAACGCACCCCGTTATAGTCGCTGAATGGAGTGACTTTCAAGCTGTGCAAATGGCCTGTAACGATGTTTTTACCTGACCACATGGTGTTGTTGTGGGTAGCATGGATACCCCCCTTAAAACGATGCTTAACAATGGTTGAATCGTTAAGCCAAACTGCCCAACATGGCTCCCAATCTGGGAAATGGTCTTTTAAGCTAAACCCTTTGACATGCTCGTATTGCGGTGCATTAGCCGCCAAGAACGTCTCAAACCGGGCATCGTGGTTACCAAGGGGCCACATAAGCTTGACGTTGTATCGAGCTTCTTTAGCTGCTTCTTCAATCAACCCCATAGCAAGAGTACATGCCTTAAGTTCGTCCATTACGCTTGGTGCTTTAGCCCAGCCAATACGAGGATGGCGAGAAATCCCAGCGCCGTCAAAGATGTCACCGTTAGCAATAACTGCTGTTGGCTTGAGTTCTTTAATCGCCCACAATAAGCCATGAAACGCCGTGCTATGGATGCCAGGCCAGAAGTGAGCGTCTGAAAAAACAATAACAGTGCCATTCAATATCCCTAGGTTTGTCATTTTTGGGTGAGTGGTTGCAACTTGCAACTCGGGTCTAGCAAATTTTTCTACCGGGGCAATGATTGCCGTTTTGGTTCTGCCTTCAATGCGCCGTCTACGTCTATACAAAGCACTTACACCCATGTCCAACAATTTGCTGGCTTCAGTCATTGATTTGCTGTTTTCAATAGCACTAACAATCTGGCTGTCTGTGTATAAACTTGCTGGCATCACAATTTCCTACGCCAGTAAAGAGTGTCTTTGCACCCCCACGGCTTTGATGGTTGAAACATTTTGAAACCACAAGCTATCAGGCTGTTTGCAGATGCAGGATTGAACCTTGTATCTGTTACAAGCCAATTCCAGCCAAGTGCTTTTGCTTGTCTGATCCGGACATAGATCAGCTTCTTTTGCAGCCTCTGCCCCCTAGCAGAAGGAATGACCCCTGCGCGGCATAAGTACCCGCAATCATTCCAGCTGACAGTACGCACAAGCCCCGCAAAGCCAACATCTTCACCATCCTTCGTGGCAATCCACCACGACCCATAATTTGTGTCGTATGGTTTGTCAGAAGGTAGGCAAATATTTTGAAGTTCCGACAATTTGCATTGCACGGAGTTTTTTCTAATGTCGACCTTTTTGATCATAGATCGCATTAAACTGCGGCAATGTGCAGGATTTATGACATTGACAAACCAGTGGCTTGAACTTCATTCACGCGCTTTGTCCAGCCTTTGCCAAATGTTCCCCAAATAGGCAGGCTCATCATGAAAGACAAACGGCGCTTGGAGTAATCTGTAACCAGTTCTTTGGGGTCAAACGCCTTGACCGCAGCCAATGTCTTGGGGCCAATGCCACCATCAGGCTCAACGCCAACGCAAGCCTGTAAAAACTTAGCAGCACGACCAGGGCCGCTATTGATGGCGCAATCAAAAACAACATAATCCACACCACTTGGCAAATCATCGCCACAAATCTTGTCCCAAAACTTGCGCTTGTAAAGTGGGGCAACGTCAGCAGGGGTCAATGCCCTCATGACCTTTTCGTCAACTGGATGACCGCAATGTTCTTCCCAAGTGGCTTTTGTGCAGCCAAGGTTGGTCATGCCGCCAGGGTCTTTGGGATTGTTGACGTAGCCCCCCTCATGCACCAATACAGCCGCCAATGCTTTGTCAAAGTTTGATTTCATTTGTTATCTCCAAGAATGGTAGGGGTAACGTCTTTTTTGTGGTCATGTGATGCGCCAAAGTAGTAGGACAACACCTGAACAGTTGCAGCGTTAACTGCACCAAGAACGTAGATGGCAATGTCTTTACGGTTGCCGTTGATATCAGGCAAGAACATGATTGCCGCCAACAAGATAAACGATACTGACACCGTACCCAAAGCAAGGACAGGGGTGACAATCTTGTTCAGCAAAGGTGAATCTTGGCTAACTGCAATCTTGACTTCACGGTCACGCGAACTGTCACGATCAGTCATATCCAGCTTGGCATATTCCAACTCAAGTTCAGCCAACTTCTGTGCGGCTTCAGGGTCGCCAGCAATAGCCTTGGCAACGGCTTCTACGCTGTCAGTCACGCCAAATTTGCCAGCAATAGCCGATATAGCAGCGCCACCCAAAGGGCCAGCAACAGCGGTAGCCAAAGCAGGGGCTATGCCTTTGAGTAGGTTAAAAATGTCATTCATCGTCTTGCACTCCATTTAGGGGTTTGTCGGTGGTCATAAATCATGTATGCGCCAAAGCTTAGAAGACTGAAACAAATCACCACGGCAAACACCACGGCAATGATTTCAATCATTTCATCTTTTTCACGCTTGGCACGTTTGGCCCGGTCGCGCTCGGCCTGCACAGCAATCTTGTCTTCTTGATCCATTGCACGGACACGCTCTTGGATTGATTCCCAGATGTCCATGTTGTGCGGAAAGAACAGCCCTTTGAGTTCTTCTTCAAAGTCACGTTGGCTTTTGAGCGCCATCTCAATCTCGATGGCCTTGCCCATGTTGGAGCCGCCAGCCTTCTTAGTCTCTTTGACCGCCTTGATCGCTTGGTGTTTGGCGTCAAAGTACCCACCGATCAGCGGTCCAAGGCTTGCAACATCGTTAACAGTCTTGGATGCTTGCTTGATAAGCGATACTGCCTTTTGCACAGCGGCAAAAGCAGCAAGGGCGGTGGTTATTGGCTCCATAGGATTACCTCAACATCTGAACAGCAATGTAAGCAACCCATAATACAAGACCAATAAGACAAACCGCCGCAACAAATGCAACGGCAAAGTCTTTCATTTTGGAGTTTTGAGGTTATCCCACAGCAAACCAATTGCTGTCAGACAAGCGCCAATAAACAAGATTGGTTTAGCAAGCTTACCAAGCCAATCAAGCACAATAAAGGCTCCAGCAGCAGCCTCAAATGCCTTGGTAACACCCTGGGTATTGGCGTCAATCCGATCAACCTTTTGCTCAACAGTAAGCAGTCGAGCGTAGATTTCTGCGTGTGATACTTCTTGCATGATCAACGAATCCTTGGGCTGTTGTAGTTAAGACCGCCTTGAGGGTACATGCTTGGAGGGGCAACACTTCGGCCCCCACCAACTTTTTGGGCATAAGCTTGTTGTGCAAACAGTTGTTGCAGCTTTGCAGCCTCATCAGCATTCAGTGCATTTGCATCCATACCTAGAGGCAAAAGGCCAAGCAAAGCATTGCCAACAGCTTCACGGCGTTGTTGTGTGTTCTCTGCTTTGGCAAGATCAGAAATGGCAACCAATGCACCAGCAACACCACCAACTTTGACCATCTTGTTAGGACCCACCTTGCGAACAATGCCTTCAGTGGTTTCTGGCATTGCAGCGCCCTGAGCTTTTAATTGCTCGCGAGTAGGACGATTCAATTCACGGTTAATGTTTTTGCCAGACTCAACAGCTTCAGGATAAGTACTAGGGAAAGGACGGTTTGTGAATTGCTCGGTGTATGTAGGTTGGCTCAAATCATTGCGAAGAACGTCAATGTATTGAGCGTTGGGAACGAAGGCAAAACCCTTTGGCACATCGGTAGGAGATTTATATTCTTTGGCAAAACGCTGAGGGACAGGACCTTGACCAGCAATTACTTCACGACCTGTGCCAGTACGCAAGACTTCAGGACGAGCAGTCCCAAAAGCTTCGTCTGTAAGCTTTGCCACATCTTGCTGAACAGCTTTTGTGACATTACCGCCAGTAGCAACAGCAGTCTCTACGTTAGGTGTAGTCATTGAAGGCGCAGGAGCAATTGGAGCTTTTGGCGAAGAAGAGAAAATAGAAGGAGAAACTGGCAACTGGTTTCGAGGTATTGGCCCAGGAGCAGCGCCAGCAGCTTGGCCTTGCACGGCAGCAGTAAGTTCAGCATGACGCTGTTGAAGATTTTGAATGGGTGTTAATGTTGGAGCAGGCTTTTGAGCCATAACTTCTGCTTGACGCATTTCTTGGTCGGTGGCAAATGTAGGCTCAATTCTGACTGCTTCAATTCCTTGACCAGGATTTCGTTCTTTAAATCGTTTGGAAATTTTCTCAACACCTTTGGCGACTAATGGTGCTGCTTTTGTTAAACCATAAGTGGCTGCGGCAGTCAGTGCAATTGGCTTCCAATTGTTAGCAACTTGATCAACCAAACCACCAATAGCACTTGGCGCTTCAGGGGCTGGCGTCTGTTCTTTTAGTTTTTTATTCGCAGCGGCAATTGTTTCAAGCAAAGCAGTTGGGTCTGGGACATCAGCAGATGCCTTGCCTCTTGATGGCATTGCAAGTTTTGGAGGAACAATGGGTGCAGCAATAGATTGTTGAGCAACAGGAGCTTGCTGAACAGGGGCCATCAATGATTGAGATGGTGTTCCATGATAAATAAAGCTAGAAGCTTCATCTTTGGAAAATTCTTTGATTTCATCTGACATCATTATTCCCCTGGAGAGCGACCAATTTCATTCCGGTTGTTGACCATTAATGCGCCCTTTGGAGGCATAACATGACGGCCTTCAAGATTGGATTGAAGTTTGTATTTATATGTGTTGTTGATGGCTTCAAAAATCTGAGAATTTTGAAAGTCTTCAGCAATCTTGTCCATGTCAATTACTTTGCCAGTTTTGGCCATTTCACGCTGAGATTTGTACAACTCTTTGGACCATGCAGCCATTAAAGCATTGTTGCGCTGTTGATCAACACGGTTTGCAAGCATTGCCTCAGCACCACCAGCATATGGATCAGTTGTTGCAACATCTTTCCATGTTGGAGGCTTGACATGGGCGGGAATGTTTTTGTAGGCGTCTTCGTTAGCAGCGTTAAGAGCTTGCAAACGCATAAACCCACTGAATTGTTCTGGCTTGATAACACCTTGCAACTCTTGCATGATTGCTGATTGCAGGTTTTGTTGCTCTTGCAACATTGCATTAGCAGATGATGTTTGACCACCAGTAAGACCGCCAGAAGCACCTTGTTGCTCTGTAGCAGAACCACTTGCGCCAATAGCACCACCCATTCTTCCAGTAGTAGGAGGAACGCCTTCTCCACCAGCAGCACCACCCGCACTTAATCCTGCGGTATTACCAGCAGTTTTTGAACCGCCAGCATTAATATTAATACGGCCTTCAGAACTTTTGCCAGAAGAGTTGGCAATCTGATTAAGGCGACTAATGTAACCATACAATTTTTGACGGCGATCAGTTGGCAATGTGCTGATGTGATTCAGCACACCTTTCATGTTGCCAGCAAGCTTCAGTTGTTCGTCAATGTTATGGTTAGCACCACCAGCAGTACGAGCAGCGTTGTAGGCATCATTGGTAGCCAATTGCAATGGAGTGGTCAAGCCTTTGTTGGCTATATCAGCGTTATATTTACCATTTACCCAAGGAAGTGTTTTGAGACTCTTCTCATCAGTAAGAGTGAACACGCCACCACGAGACTCAAGTTCTTTTAATTGAGGAGCAGACAGCAATTTCCCAGAAGCATCAAAAATTTTGCCAGTAACACCACGCTCATTTTTTTGTTTGTAGTACACGTTGTTGTTCATGTCACGAGCTTCTTCGTTCGTTTCACCACCACCGTTGTACCATTTCAATGCTTCGTTGTAATTGCGACTCAGCACATTCACAAGCACTTTGCCCCATTGAGGCTGTTGATTCATGTTTAGATCACGAGATTCAACATCATGTGAAGCAACATCATCAGCAAGTTGAATTCTGGCTTTTGGGTCTTGAGCAGCAAGCGAAACATTCTGAGCAATTCGATTGAATCGTTCAGGATATTCAAGGTTTACATTTGCAACAGGATAAGCAGTATCTTGAGCCGAAGGCGTAACTGTCTCTACCATTCCAGGAGGAGGTACAGAATTGTTTGCTTGACTTGGAACGATTGCGGTAGGCATAAATACCTCTTATTGGTCAAGGCCATGAGTGTAGTCATACTGCATTGGAGCAGTTGTTACGCTTGGCTGTTGAATTGATGGAAGTTGTGGCGTAGCAGGATTGCGAATCATGCCAGCAGCTTTGGTCAAATTTCCTTGACTAGCTTGTTGCATGGCAGGAGCAATTGCAGAAATTTTGTTTTGCGCGGGATCAAGACGTTGCTTCATGTAGTCTTGAAAATTTTCTGGAGGAGCAACACCTGACGGTGATTGCATTCCACCAATTTCACCTGTATTGCGATCAAAGCCAGCATAAGTTGCCCAATCTCCATAAGTACCTGGAGATGAAAATTGAAAAGCACTATTACCAGCCATGATTTTTCCTTAGAGTTTAATGCCAGCACCTTTAGCCGAGGTGGTAGAACCTTGAGTTCCAGAAAAGTTTGGAGTTGTAGAGCCTTGGGGTGTGCCATAAATAACAGCAGCGTATTTGGACAATACATCTTGAGGTGTTTGAGCATAGGCAATACGACTTGCTGCCGCTTGATTTGCACCTGCCAGCGATGATTGACCAAGAGCAGCCAATTGATTTGCAGCAGCGGCTTTGTTTGCTTGCACTTGAGCCTGAGCGCCAGCAGCAGCAGTAGCTTGACGCTGTTCACCAAGCTGTTGCAAGTTTTTGTCTGCCAAAGCATGACGAGCAGAACCCAAACCACCAGCACCACCATACATGGCATTTTGACCGCCTAGTTGCTCTCTAGTTGCTTCACGACCAGATTGCAAAGCAGCATTGATTTGATTTTGCTCATATTGAGGATCAAACAAAGAAGCCAAACCAGACATTCCGGTCGCCAAACCTCCTATGCCAGCAGCCTGTTGAACAGCGCCAGTTTGAGAAGCAATATTAGATGCTGTATTTGCGGCATCAACTGCAGCAGGAGCAGTCTTGGCATATACATCTTCAGCTTTGCCAATAGTGCCTTGGTAAGCAGGAAGAAATGTGTTTTTTAACGCATTTGTTTGAGTTGCAAGAAGGTCTTTTTGCTCAGGAGTCAAAACGGCCTGCTGAGAGCCACTACTTTTACCCATTCCCATGATTAAGCTCCTTTGCCTTTGCCACCTTGGCTTGGTGCAGCCATTGCAGACATTTGACTTGTTTGTTGACCAATAGTATTTGAATAGCTATTAGGCTGACCCATTTGAGGCTGACCACCTTGACCCACACCACCCAAATTCATTTGAGGGGCTTGATTCATGCCGCCAAGCCCTGCCATGCTGTTACTTTGCTGCATGGGTAAGCCTTGTGTCATTCCAGCAAGACCTGCGCTGGAGTTTTGATCTTGGCTCATTTGTTGGTTGTAATTTACAAGAGTATTAGGAGTTGGGGCAAGTTGGCCTATTTGAGGCATTCCACCCATTCCAAATTGATTTTGAGAACCGCCTTTGCCGCCACCTTGCTGCATTGGTTGTTGCACTTGCATGTTAGACATTCCCATTTTTTACTCCTGATTTGCCTTTTGGTTCATTAAGGGAATTATCCCATGAAGTTGGTTTTTGTTCAAAATTACTTGCTTACGGTGGAGTAGGCCAAACCACATTAAATGGATAGCCTGACTGATCAGTAACATCACGCAATTGTTGACGGTATACAGCCCATTGATTTTGAACTTCAGGAGTCAATGGATTGTTTGGAATTTGCGTCCAATCTGATTTGTAAAGAAGAGCATCACGTTTTTCAACTACGGCATTGCCTGCTGCAACAGGATCAAGAACCCATTGGTGTGTTGTCCAATCAAAATTGGAATATTGATCTGGCTTTGGTGGAAATTCTACAGGCTGTTGATTTTGTATGTAATACAAAGAGTCATCAAAAAAGCCATCTAAATATGCTTCATTTTGTCCAATTTGTATATCAATATCAATTGTATTGACAATACGCAAAATCTGACCAGTTATGGTGCTGTAAATGGTATATGTCATCTCTTGGTTTCCATTACAAACAAAGATCGTTGAGATGTAGATGGAGCAACAGCGCCACTTAATAAATCTTGCAATTGATAATAGTAAGTGTGAGTTCCAGCAGATGGCGTATCAGAATAAGCAAAAGAAGAGTTTTGACTTGTCATCAAAACTGTTGAATCGCGAACAATTCTTAAATTTGCTGGACTTAAATTAAGACTACCATCAATGCCAGCAACAGGATTGCTTGCTGTTGCCACATATACTTGAAAACCAGAAGTTGTGATGCTTACAGATTGAACAGTTGTCCATCCATTTGTACTTGTAGATGAGCTAATTGATCCAGAAGTAAATGCGCTAATTGGAACGGTTGCAGAGTTTGCAGCAAGACTGTTGGTATTAACTGCGCCTGTAACAATGTTGCTGTTATTGACCACGTTTCCATTCAACGTCATTTGAGTGCCGTTAAACGAAATATTGGTAGAAGCATTACCAAGAGCAAAAGTTCCTGTGCTGTTGATTACACCGCCAGAGCCTGTCATGGTTGTGCCAGAAATGGCAGGAGTGCTACCTGATTGCAGCGTCCCTCGGGCATACAAGTTGTTTAGGTATGTGCTTCCTGAAGTTCGTTCAATGTAGTATCCAGCAGTACCCCATGTGGCTGGATTTCCTGATACTGGTGGATTTGACCCGTTCCAGTTGTCAGAGCGAATGTCTTGAAAAACGCTTGCAGCAATCGGGCCAGTCCATGCTGTTGTGTTGGGAGAAATGCCGTTAACAGTAACAGCGGAACTGTTGTAAAGACCTTGGATGTACCAAAGAACATCGCCAACAGAAACAGTTGGGGCATATCCCACCCACCCACTTGGAATTGTTGCTCCAGATGTGGGAGTTGTAAAAGTAGGAATTGATGAAGATTGACTTTGTACCCTGTACGCAGTAATTGCACTTAGCCCATTGTTTCCAGATGACCCATCTGATCCATTTGTTCCGTTTGTTCCGTTATATGCAAGGTTGTAAATTGCATACGATGTATTTGTCCAATCACAAACAGATGTTGTTACATTGACAGAAACAGCTAAAGGAACGGTAATAGCCCAAAGATAATCACCTGGAGTTGTATTTGATGCAGGAGTTGTTGTCCAGCCAGAAGGTGCTGTATATGCTCCCGTAGCCCAAGTAAATGTAGTAGTTGTTGTTGGACGGGTTGGTGGAGTTGAACTGGATGTCCATTTATAAATAGTTGGAAAAGCAACTTGCTGACCTTTGCCAGCAGTAATCAAATCCAAATTAATGGCTGTTCCAGCTTCTTGCAAATAACTAAAAGTTGGCGCTGTTGTTGCCACAACAAATTGAATTTGTCTGCCACCAGCAGTTTGATAAAACAAAAACTTGGTTGTGCCAAAACCGCCAGCAACTTTGTACCAAATGTAATCAGCAGGATTGGTTGACTCTACAGAATCATCACTGTTACGAAGGCCATAATACAAACGGTTTGTTGGACTATTTGAAAAGTTTAAAGAGCCGTCTGTACTGTCTGCATATTTAACAGCAAGATACTTGTATAGGTAAGCAATGATTATGCCTTGTGGACCAGTAATCTGACCGCTAATTGGATCAGCGGCAAGGTTTGGCCCAAAGTTAGCCAACAAATAATTGATGGCTTCCGAAATCTCGGACAACTCTGGCGATGAATCAAGAGCGAATGGCATTAGAACGCATCCTCAACAACAGTTGCTTGCCAGTTCATGGCAGTCAGATTCCAATGGTTTGTGGCATCGTTTGACTCTACTTTGACAGCAACTGTACGCACAGCATTTTGTTGAGTTGTTACCCAAGGCGTATCAGTGTCAATTGCCGTAGTGCCAGTTTGACCGTATGTTGGAGTCTGGGCAGTGGAGTTTGCACCGCCAACAGTGATGTCAATTGAGCCAGTTCCCGCAATTTCAGGCAGCAAACGGTGTGTATATACCTTGGAGCTAAAAGGCACTGTGCCATTTGCCGTCTGCAACTCAAGGTTAGTACGCTCAAACTTACATGGAATAGCAGCACCAACAAATGAATTGCCAACAGCAGTTTGAATAATCTTTTGGCTTGTAGAGTTGGAACGAGCGTAAACAACAACACGAGATGCCAAATTAAATGCACCACTAACAACCTTGGGTCCTTCAGTGCCCATGCAAGCGTCTTGGACGGTCTTAGGAGCGTTCCAAATCTGCAAGTCATACCGATAGGACAACATCTTGTTGCACCACCCTGTAGAGGTCAAATCAGGATAGTAAATCTCAATCTGATATTTTTGGGTGTTGTTGACCATGAACAAACGGTCATAGTACGTTGGGTTCAAGTTGCTAAAGAAATAATCTTTTACTTTTTGGTTGCCAATGGAAGTGAAGTTTGCTCCATCAAACACCCAAATGTCCCTGGCATCAATGCCGTACACGTTGGCATCAGTGTTGGTCCAGCAATTGTTGTTCAACAATCCACGGCCTTGGTTAAGCAAGCGCACACCAAAGATCGGGGCAGTACTGTTTTGATAAGCAATCGGGCTAAAAACAATTGTGTCCCAATAGGAGCAGACGTAGAAGTTTCCACCAAGGAAAAAGCCATCAACCAAAGGACCACGAACCGGAACTTCTTGTTCGTTGGCAATGTTGGTCAAAGTAGGCTCCCAAGTACCAGGAATGCCTGTATTGGCGAAAGCTTGCGACCACCGAACGGTAGTTGGGAAGTTGTACTCAGTGCCACCGATGACTTCGGTTAAGTTGCCTGCAATCAAGATGTTGCCCACGTTTGGAGAGCAATAGTTGCGGACAAAGTTAGCTCGAGTGCTGGTTACGCCGGGTGTGTAATTCCAGTTGGCATCAGAAGTTACAGCAAGTTCATTGGCTGTTGGCAACAAGTACATTGGGTTTGACAATGTATCGTTGACAAAGAACACATTGCCGACTGAGGAAAAAGTGATGTTCAAGCCTTCAACGTATCCTGAAAGATACACAGATGGGTTTGC